GTGGAGAAGAAGGAAAAAACAGCGTTTTTCTACTGCCGCAAGAAGGCGGGCGTCTCGCAGTTGGATGCCGCAAAGCTGCTGGGCGTTACGAGAACGACGCTTTGGGCGTGGGAAACCGGGCAGACAGCGCCTGATGCGCGTGGGCTGCGCCGTATGGCAGAGATCTACGACTGCCGGTTGGCAGACCTGATAAGCGAGGTGAGCCTGACGAAATGAACGAGATGCAGGTATTTAACTACAAGAGTTTTCAAGTCAGAACCGTAGAAATCAACAACGAGCCTTGGTTTGTGTTGAAGGACGTGTGCACGGTACTTGGCATTTCAAACCACAAAATGACCGCACAGCGGCTTGATGTGGATGAGGTCAGCCAGACTTACCTCACCGATTCCCTCGGGCGCAAGCAGGAAACTACCATCATAAACGAGAGTGGTTTGTACCATGTGATACTCCGCAGTGACAAGCATGAGGCGAAGCCCTTTCGCAAGTGGGTCACATCGGAAGTCCTACCCTCCATTCGTAAGACGGGCGGCTATGCGCTGCCAAAGGATTACCCCGCCGCCCTCCGCGCCCTTGCCGATGCCGAGGAGCAGAAGCTGCGGCTTTTGGCAGAGAATCAGCAGCAGGCGCAGGTCATCGCCGACTTTGAACCTATCCGGCAATATGTGGACACCATCCTGGAGAGCAAGGGTGCTATGGCTACCTCGCAAATCGCGGCGGATTACGGCCTGACGGCGCAGAAGCTCAACAAGATTCTCCACGAGGGCGGCGTACAGCGCAACGTGAACGGCCAGTGGCTTTTGTATGCCAAGTACATGGGCAGGGGCTATACCAAGTCTAAGACCATTCAGATCACCCGCTCGGACGGACGGCCTGACTCCATTATGCAAACGCAGTGGACGCAGAAGGGGCGGCTCATGATCCACGAAATTTTGACTGCCCGTGGCATCGAGGCAGTCATGGACAGGAGGGTAAGGGTATGCCGAGAGTGAAGCCCTTGGGTGTGAACCCAACGGAGCAGAAGATCGTGGCGCTGCTGTACGGCGCGATGGAGACAGAGGGCGTGCAGAAGCAGGAACTGGCCGCAGCATTGGGAATGACCCCCAAGACGCTGCGGCAGCGGAAGAAAGACCCGCTGGACTTCACGGTGCGGGAGCTTCAGAAAGCCTGCCGGGCGCTGCACATCCCCATAGACGACCTGCGGTCGGCCATCACGCTATGAGCTGGCGGTGCAGGATATGCGGCGTGAGGTTTGACGCGCCGGTGATCCGGGAGAGGAAAGAGAACTTGGACGGGGAGAACGGCATAGAGGTACGCCGGGATATGTATTGTCCGGTGTGCGGAGAACCGTACATAGAGGAGGACAATGATGAGCAGGACCAGAAGTGAGCGCCGGCGTGACTGGAAGTGGAAGGTACTGCTGGGCGTGAGCGCCTTTCTGGCGTGGGGCATCATCGGAGAAGTGGAGAACGGCGGCTCGCTGTGGATGTTGCTTCTCGCGGGAGCCGCCCTGGTGGGCGCGTGGACAAGCTGTAAAGCCCTGGGGCTTTTCAGGTAAGGGAAATGGAGAGAATATGGCGGGAATAAATCTTACGGCGGAGCAGGTATTCGCCATCAATATGGCGCTGTCGAAGGGGCAGCGGGTAGAGATCATCCCTCTCAAGGATCGGATAAAGGTCGTCGCGGTGAAGCGGGAAGAGCTGAAAACCAAATAGTGTACCCCGCCTAAGTCAGTTGGCGGGAAGGGCGGAGCGTCGTCGAGTGGTTCGGAAATTCCGAACTGCTTGGCGGCGCTCTTTTTATTTGCAGGAAGGAAGTGGAGGAAAACGGAACGGCTGCACTTTGAGAACAGGGAGGATTGGTTGGCAGGACGTATGCAGGGCATAGGCGCCAGCGAAGCCGCAGCGGTGGTGGGGATGTCCCCGTGGATGTCGAAATTGGAGCTGTGGCGGCTGAAGGTGGGCGCGGAGAAAGCCAAGGATCTGAGCGGCAGCGCGGCGGTGAGCCGTGGCGTGCGGATGGAACCGGCACTGCGTGGGCTGTACACGGCCATACACCCGGGACGCACAGTGGACTATTACCCCTACGACATTCTGTACCAGAAAGAACGGCCCTTTATATTTGCCACGCTTGACGGAGAGGTCACTGACGAGCGAGGGCGGAAGGGCATTTTGGAGATAAAGACCAGCTCACCAAACGGCAAAGCGGGATGGGCGAAGTGGGACGGGCAGATACCCAGCCACTACTATTGCCAGCTCCTGCACCAAATGCTGGCGACCGGGTACGAGTTCGTAGACCTGATGGCAAGCCTGGAAAACATGGACGGCGATCTGAGCATACGCACCTATCACTTCGAGAGGGCGGAACAGGAGACGGACATGGCGTGGCTGCTGGAACAGGAGACGGACTTTTACCAAAACAATGTGCTCAACGGGGTACCCCCTGCGGCAATATTACGACTTTAAGTGAAAAACGAAAGGAGAAATGAAATGGCATTTCGAGTGACCGTGCTGGACATGGAAACGGGAGAAGAGCGCGTATTCGTGCGGAACGCCTGCGGCGTGATATGCGCGGCGGTGATGCCCAATGAGGGCGGGGAGGACAAGTATGACGGCGTGGCCGCCGCCGACGTAGCCGAAAACGTACCTATCGGCACGGTGGGGCTGCTGGTGCGCCTGACGGAGAACGCCGTAAAGCTCGTTACCGAGAAGGACAGCCGCATCCGCCAGAAGATGGCGGAGGATGACGCGGCATGGGCTGCGGCACAGGCGGAGAAGGAAGCCACCACAAAGAAGAAGTCCGCCCCCAAGAAGGGCGGCAAGCGCACGGCCAAGAAGGAGGGCAAGTGATGAAACTGAAACTGACGATGACCAACGCCGAGACCGGCGAGGTACTGCGCGAGGAAACAGACCTGAGCTTTGCAATGATGTGCTTCGGGCGCAAGACGGAGGAGGGGATAGATTTCCAAGCTGTGACGCGGGGAGAAAATATGACCACTGCGGACTTTGCGCATTGCCTGGTCGGCGTTGACAATGCCGTGGAAAAGAACCTCCGCGACAACAAAGCCGTGTGTATGGCCTACACGCTGGTCAAGCTTGGCGTTTTGGGAAAGATCGTAGACGCGAGCGCAGAAGCGCGGCCCGGAGATGTCGCTGCCGATGCCAAGAAGGAGGGTGAGCAGGGATGATCGTAAAGGCGATGTATCACAAGCCGAAGCTGAACGGCTACGGCGGACAGGCGTACACCTTCCTCACCGACCTGCCGCTGCACCCCGGCGACAAGGTGCTTGTCCCCGGCGGCGAGGGCACGGAGAAGAAGGCCATCATCACAGAGGTGGACCTGCCGGAGAGCGCCATTGACCCGGCATGGGCGGACAGGGTGAAGCACATCACCAAGTACGACGCGGAGGTGACGGCATGAGCATCGAAACTGCGTTGCAAACCCCTGTCAGAAAGTGGGTAAGACATTATGAACATGATTGAGTTCCGTATCACAAGTGATTTGCAGGAACTCCGCAAACAGGCCATTGAGGCTAACTTCGAGGAAACAAAGGCGTGGCTGACGGAGAACCTGGAGCCCCTGCGGACGATGGCGGTGACACCGGAGAGCACGGCGCAGGCGAAGCAATATCGCGCGACGGTGAGGAAGATCCGGGATCACATCGACGAGAGCCGCAAGATGGCAAAGGCGGCGGCACTGGAGGCGTACAGCAGTTTTGAGACCAAGTGCAAGGAACTGACCGCCCTGTGTGAGGAGACCGCGGGTGCGCTGGACGTGCAGATCAAGGCGATGGAGGAGGCGGCGGAGCAGGAGAAGAAAAATCGCCTTGCTGAATATTTCGCCCAGGTGGTGGGCGACATGGCGGAGTGGCTGACCTTTGACGACTGCTTTAATCCCAAGTGGCTGAACGCCACCTACGCCGAGAGCACGGCGCGGATGGATATAAACGCCGCTATAGACCGCTGCCGTGCCGATTTGAACGCCATTCGTGCACTGCACAGCGAGTTCGAGACCACGCTGCTGGACGAGTACACCCGCACCAGGAACATCAGCGCGGTGCTGGTGAAGAACGAGACACTGGACCGCATGAAGGCCGCCGAGGAAGAGCGAAAGCGCAAGGAAGCGGAGGCCGCGGCGAAGTACGAGGAGCAGAAAGCCGCCTGTGCTGCTGTCCGCATGGCGTCCGCCGGTGACGCTGTAATTGAAGAACACAGTGAAGTCGGACAGGTCATCGCCACCGTGGAGCGCGAAGCATTTGAGCGTGCCGTGTCTGAGCCGGAACCTACCTACACCGTGGATTTCCGCGTATTCGGTACGGCGGCGCAGTTGGACGAGCTGCGTGTGTACATGAGGACTAAGGGCATCCGCTACGGGCGTGTGCCGCAGGAGTAAGGGAGGAGAAGGAACATGAAAACGCAGAATCAGACGGGCTTTACGCAGATGGCGCAGGCCAAGAAGCCCACATTCAGCATGGCGATCACGGCGCCCAACACCCAGCAGATGATCTCGCGGGCGCTGAAGAACGACAAGATGGCGGCGCGGTTTACCAGCACCCTGATCGGCGCGGTGAGCGCCAGCGAGGCGCTGAAAGCCTGCGACCCCGGCACCATCATTGCCGCCGGCCTGCGTGGCGAGGGCATGGGTCTGATTTACGGACACGGCTACTACATCGTGCCCTACGGCAGTGTGGCGACCTACCTGATGTCGTACAAGGGCTACATACAGTTGGCCATGTCCACAGGCTACTACGCGGACATCGACTGTGTGGAGGTGCGCGAGGGCGAACTGGAAGGGCGCTCCCGCCGCACGGGCAAGCCGGTCATCAACCTGGCCAAGTACGACACAGACGAGGAGCGCGAGAGCCACAAGGTCATCGGCTACTACGCCTACTTCGAGCTGAAGGACGGAACGTTCCGCTACGAGTATTGGAGCATGGACAAACTGCTCAAGCACGCGGACCGGTACTCCCCGGCTTTCAAACTGGATAAGTATAACGCACTTATCAATGGCGAGCTGGATGCCAAGGAGCAGACCAAACTGCTGAACGGTACGCCCTGGTACGACGTGAACGGCGGACAGGACAAGATGTGCCGCAAGACCATGATGCGCCAGCTGCTGAACAGCGGTTATGCCCCGCTGAGCAACGAGGTACGCAGCTACTTCAACGAGGACAGCGACGATACCGTTGTGGCCACGGGGGACGGCGCGGAAACTGAGCCGGTCATCCCCACTACCGGACACGTGGTGGAGGACGATACCCCCACCGCAGAGCAGGAAACAGCCGCCACCAGCCACACAGCGCCCCCTGAGAGCGCCGCAGAGCCGAAGAAGGGCAACGACACCGCCCCGACCCGCAAACGCACACAGAGCCCCGCAGAGGGCAAGACGGAGGCGAAGGACTACTCCGCAGGGTTCTTTGGGGAGGGCGAGCAGTAATGCCTCTATTCGTTCGGAAGCGTCTGGACGGAGAGGGCCAGGCTGACGGAAGCCAGTACATGATCTGTACCGGCTCCGTCAGCCGGGATCCCCGGATAGGCGCGATACCCAAGAACAACCTGCCGAAGGTGGAGTTCGGCATGGGCTACGACAGCAAGCAGTTTATGAACGTGTGCGCCGTAGGTGATAACGCCGCCACGAAGCTGAGTGCGTGCCTGGAAAAGGGCGATGCGGTATGCGTGGTGGGCACATGGCGGCAGAAACCGTACACCACCAAGGACGGCGAGGCAAAGGTGTGGAGCGAGCTCCGCGCAGACCATGTGATCCCTTTGGGAGCGTTGGAAACGCTGCTGCAGGTGCCGGTGGAGATATTCCTGCGGCTGGCGGACTTGCTGCCGCAGCTGGAAAAGCTGTGCGCCGGAGAAACTCCCACCGGACAGCCCAGCAGGACGCAGAACACCGCGCAGCAGAGCGCGGCGGCACTGCACGAGATGGAGGATGACGAGCCGCTGCCCTGGGACCGGGACGGCGCGGACGAGGACTACGACCTGGGCATTTGAGGGAGGTAAGAGGACATGAAAATTATCTGCACGAAGGAAGAATTTGCCGCGATGCTGGAGGTTTGCGGTGATTGCATAAGGGGCGATACCTGTAAAGTGTGCCCCCTATACAGCGCGTGCGGGGGCAGCAAAGGCATCGTTAAACTCTGCGAGATTGGGGAAGCGGACTGCTCGCAGCAGCAACGCGCCGAACAGCCCAGCATTTTTGATATTGTGTGTTGTGACCATGAGGTAAAGGAAATGCTGATTCGCCAGTGCATCAGCGACCAATATGAGGACAACTGTAAATGCTGCGTTCTGCGTGGACTTTGCGGTTGCGGCAAGGACGAGGACAATGGTGGAAAGTCTGCGGATATCACAGAATTTTTGAAAGTCTGGGGGGAGAGGGACTGATGGCGACACGGAGGATGTTTACCAAGAGCGTCACGGATGATGACCATTTCATGGAAATGTCATCCTCCGCGCAAGCTCTTTACCTTCACCTCTCGATGGCCGCAGACGATGACGGTTTTTGCAACCAAGTCTCCGCCTCCATGTTTAAGGCGCACGCCAGCGTATCGGATCTCGAAACCCTGCTGAAATGCCGTTATATCTACCAGTTCGAGAATGGCGTGATCGTCATCAAACACTGGCGTATGGCGAACGCACTGCGAAAAGACAGGTACACGCAGACCCGTTTCAAGGAGGAATTATCGCTGCTTACGCTTGAAGCGAACGGCGCGTATACGGTGGATGACAACGTGGCGGAGAAAAGCGGGTACAACGTGGTACCCAAGTGGTTGCCGGATGGTTGCCATGTGGTTGCCGACTGTCTGCCACAGGTTAGGGTAGAAGAGGATAGTGTAGGTAAGGATAGGTTAGAAGATATATCTACAGGCTCTAAAGAGCCTGTGTGTCGGACAAGTGATGTCCGACGCATCGTGGCAGCGTGGAACGAAACCGGATTGACACAGGTGATGAAGGTAACGGCGGAGACCAAGCGGGGACGGGCGCTGAAAGCCCGCATCCGGGAAAACGGCGTAGATGGTGTGCTGAAAGCCATTGAGAACGTGAAGAACAGCCCGTTCCTGAAGGGCAAAAACAAGCGAGGCTTCGTGGCCAGCTTCGACTGGCTCATTACAAGCCCGGACAATTTCCAGAAAACCTTGGAGGGGAACTACACGCAGGAGTTCATCCCTGAAAACGACGCTCCCACTGTTGACTACGCCAGCGAAGCCTATCAGATCGCGCAGTACCTGGCGCAGGAGAAGGCCCGTGACAACCCCGGCAGGGCGCAGCCCACGGAGGCGGAAATGCAGAAGCAGGCCGTGGCGCTGAATGAACTGCACGAGCAGAACGGCGTGGCGTGGGACACGATAGACAACGTGCTGTACTTCGCACTGAACAGCCAGTGGTGGGGAAAGAAAGTGCAGAGCACCTATGACATGAAGCGGTATTTCAACGAGATATTTGCCGACATGGTGAAGGAGCAGGGCGCGGTGAAGGAGTGAAGAACACATGGAAATAGGCGTGATCGAGAAAGCCCCGGCGGCGGAGGTAGCGCTGTGGCAGCAGGACTACTCCGGGGACGCAGAACGGGCGGTGATCGGTTCAATGCTGATCGACGCGGCGTGCGTAAAGGACGTGCTGAACGCGGTGGAGGCTGACGACTTCTACATCAACACCAACCAGGAGGTATTCACCGCCATACGGCGGATGCACGTGGCGGCGAAGCCCATAGATGGGTTGACCGTGGCCAGCGAATTGGAGCGGGAGGGTCTGTACAGCAGCGAAACGCGCAACTACCTGCTGCAGTGCATGGAGATCACCCCAACAAGCGCCAACGTGCTGGAATACGCCGGGATCGTGCGGAAGAAGGCGGAGAAGCGCCGCTTCACCAAGGCGGTGATGGAGGCGCTGGCCACGGATGAGGACCCGCAGGCGGCGGTGGCGGCGATATGCCACCAGAAGATGCGCTCACGCCGGGGCGGACGGCTGAAAACCATGTCGGATGCCATGAGCGAGGCCATGAGCAGCATCAGCGGCAAAAAGGAGGGGCGGATAGACACAGGTTTCCCCCTGCTGGACGCGACGCTGAAAGGGCTGTGGCCGGGACAGCTGATCCTTGTGGGCGCGAGACCGGGCTGCGGAAAGAGCGCCATGTGCATGGAGATGACGGAAGCCGCCGCCATGAAGGGAAAGACGGTGCTGCACATCACGGCGGAGATGCTGGCCGGAGAGGTGGGCGAGAGACTGCTGGCCAAGCGGGCGGACGGCGTGACTATGGACCAGCTCATTGACGGGATGCCGGAGGATGAGGACTTGTGGGCCAGCGTGGCTGAGGCGGCAAGCTGGGAGAGCCGGCTGCCGGTGTACTTCTATGACGGCCCGGATGTGACGGTGAGCCGCATACGGGAACTGGCACTGGGCATAGATGACCTGAAAATGATCGTGGTGGACTATCTGGGATTGATGATCGGCGAAAAGGACAAAAAAGCTGAGAACCGCAACCTGGAACTGGGCGGCATAAGCCGTGAGCTGAAGCTGCTGGCGTCGGAGTTGGAGATACCCATTGTGGCGGCGGCGCAGCTGAGCCGCACGGTGAACGAAACGGACAAGCCGAAGCTGAACTCTCTGCGCGACAGCGGCGAGCTGGAACAGAACGCGGTGAAGGTCATATTCCTTTGGAAAACGGATCCGGGGGACGAGACACAGGTGGGCTGCACGGTGGCAAAGAACCGAAGGGGCCGCACAGGGGACGTGAATTTCTACTTCGACGGGTCGAAGATGACCTTTACGGAAATGAGCTATCGGACAGACAACGACGAGCCGACCGACAAGTTCCACCAGCGGCCACGGAGGCGGCGGCTGGAAATGGGCTCGGCGGATGAGGACTGAAGCGCATGGGACTGACGATGGAGGATATAGGCCGCTTCAGCCAGAAGGCTCAGGCGCAGATATTGCAAAAAGTACAGGCGCAGCAGGCGGCACAGAAAGCAGCACAGGAGACGGAAAAGGCCGCAAAGCCGAAAAAGGGCAACAAGCTCCACGCCGAGAAAGTGGACTTGACCATGCCGGACGGGACGCTGATGCACTTTGACAGCAAGCGGGAGGCGCGGCGGTACATGGACCTGTGGCTGATGCAGAGAGCCGGTGAAATATCCGGTCTGCGGACGCAGGTAAAGTACGAATTGATACCGAAGCAGGTACACAAGGACGGTACGAAGGAGAAAGGCATAGAGTACGTGGCCGACTTCGTATACGAGCAGGGCGGCGAGACGGTGGTGGAGGACAGCAAGGGCTTCCGCGACACCAGCAGCGCCGCATACAGACTATTTGTGATGAAAAGGAAGATGATGCTGTATTTCCACGGCATCACGGTGAGGGAGGTTTAGAACATCATGCACGCAATGCAGGGAACGATGAGCGTCGGCGCATTTATGCGGAGCCTGGGCAGCGCCAAGGCCCCGTGGCTGACGGTGGATGCCGCGGCGGAGAGCCGGCGGCAGGAACATTGCGGAGAGACAGGACGATTTTTGAGCGGCGCGGTGGAGGACAGCCAGCATGAACCACAGGAGCGCATAGACACGTGCATGGACTGCCCGTACCCCGAGTGCTGCAACTGCTGGGAGCAGGCGCGGGACCGGAAGCGCAAGCGGAAGCAGTCAGCGCGGGAACTGGCGGACAGCCTGCGCCTGCGTCGATGCGGGGAGGAGTAAGGCCATGACGACGGTGTATATGATCGTGTCGCGGGACAAATACCGCCTGCCCCGCTGGTGGGGCACGAGTACGGCGGAGCTGGCGCGGCGTTCCGGGCGGTCCTACGCCAGCACACGAAGCGCGATATGTAAGGCGTACCGAAACGGCGGACGGTTCGGGTGCTATGAGGTGGTGCACATTTCGGAGGACGACGGGAATGGGTAAACAGCATTTGAGCAGGGACGACCGCATCTTCATGCGTGGCAAGCTGCAGGGCACACGGGAGAACATGGACATGGTGGCGATGGTGCTGATGGACAAATGCGGCTGGCACGTCCAAGAGGAGACAGCGGACAGCCGGGACACGCAGAGCATCGCGTATCTGTACGAGTGCCTGGAGCTGCTGGCGGAGGAAATAAACGAGGGCCGCATCAAGCGGAAGCACATCAAGGACGTGCTGAAGGACGAGTGCGGCGTGGTGTTTGGAGATTGAGAGGAATGACATGACAAGAGATGAGATCGTGACCGCGCTGCGGTGCTGTGCAGACATTGATGGCGAATTTGAGTGCAGTACAACCTGCGCGTTTTTCAAAACGAGCGACGAACTGGGCGACTGCTGCACAAAGAAAAATGTTGCCGCCGCTGACCTGATCGAGAACCAGCAGCGGCACATCGAGGCACTGATGAAAGCCAACGACAGCCTGAAGGACGCCATTGCGCGGCGGGATAAGCAGATAGAGGAAATGAATAAGGGCATGGCACAGATGGCAAAGGCTGTGGCGGTGAAGGAGGAACAGAAATGAGCCTTGAGGTTTGCCCGATGACGCTCAAGGAGGCGAACGCCTTTGTGGAGCAGCACCACCGGCATCATAAGCCAGTGGTGGGACACAAGTTCTCCATCGGCTGCACGGACGGAAAGGAAATCGTGGGCGTTGCCATTGTGGGTAGACCGGTGAGCCGACATCTGGACGACGGATGGACGTTGGAGGTCAATCGGCTATGCACAGACGGCACCCACAACGCCTGCTCTATGCTGTACGCTGCTGCTTGGCGGGCGGCACGGGCGATGGGCTACAAACGACTTGTGACCTACATACTGGACAGCGAAAGAGGCACAAGCCTGAAAGCCAGCGGGTGGAAATGCGTGGGACAGGCTGGCGGCTTGCGTTGGACGGGTAAGCGCAGACCGGAGGTTGACCTATACCCGGCACAAATGAAAATTCGGTGGGAGAAGGAGACGAGCTGATGGAACGACTGACACAGCGACTTAGAACTGGTGAGGTTCTTATGGCGTCAGATTACGAGGAGAAATACACGGAACAAGAGTGGATCAGTGTGCTGCAAGACCGCCTTGCCGCCTACGAGGACACAGGGCTTGAGCCGTTGAATGTGAACAACATGAAGGTGGCACATGGCAATGCGCTTTCCACCATTTCGGAGTTGAGAAAAGCATTGGTTGACAAGCGCGAGGAGTTAAAAACTGCTTACGACAGCATTTCGCAGTTGGATGGTGCCAATAGTAGTTTGATGGCCGCAAACTCGAAGCTGGCGGCAGATCGGAAAGCCCTTATCAACGAGCTATGCCAATACTGCGGGAAGTACAAACAAGCACACGAGGGTGCCTGTGACGGGTGCAAATGGAGGGAAATTTGATGGCAGTGGTGGATATTTTTACTACCGACAAGAAATATAACGTTATTTATGCCGATCCGCCGTGGCAGTTCAGCAGCAAAGAGGTGCAGCGATACAATGGAAACAGGTTTAGACCTCTTGAAACGGTATATGGGACAGAAAAGGCTTCCGTCATGGAGACTTGGGACGTTAAACGCATTGCGGAGAAAGACGCAGCACTGTTTATGTGGTCTACGGACGCGCACCTTGAGGAGGCTATACGACTTATGAAAGCATGGGGGTTCAAGTATGTGACAGTGGCTTTCGTCTGGTCAAAAAAGACCAAGAACGGCAAGCAAGTGTCTACGCTTGGGGCATGGACAATGAAGAATTGCGAACTTTGCCTGCTTGGGACGAGGGGCGGGATGCTCAAGAACAAACGATCCAATTCTGTACGCCAGTTAGTAGAAGCCGAAAGAACAGAACACAGCAAGAAGCCCGATTGCGTCAGAACCCTCATCATGGAATTGTTTGGAGATATACCCCGCATCGAACTGTTTGCCCGCCAACAGGTGGACGGCTGGGACTGCTGGGGGAACGAAGTGGAGGAGAAGTAAATGGATGCTGTGAAGTTTATCAAAGAACGCGACCGAATGTGCCGCTTTTACCACCATGCCGGGGACTGCTATCAATGCCCCGCAAAAGACTGCGAGTGTAGTGCATTGGAGGGAATGGTTGATGATGACAACATTGTGACCATCGTCGAAGAATGGGCTGCTGAGCATCCTCGTAAAACAAGACAGAGTGTGTTTTTGGAACAGTGGCCAGATACACAACTTGACAAAAAGGGTAATGTTATCATTTGCCCTAAACAGTTATGCAGAGGTGAAGAGTTTAACAAACTCATAGCTGCTTGTCGTGGAACGAACTGCTATGAATGCCGACGTAAGTTCTGGGGGAAGGTGGTGCAGTAGTGGGCTGGTTATATGCCTTGCTCGGCGTGTACTGTATTGCGCTGCTTATTACCGCCATACACACGATGTATAAGAAGCGGAGCTGCACTGTCTTTGCAGTTTTTGTCGCGGTTTACGTAGCGGCAATAATTGCCATTGTGGTATCAGAGATATGCGGATGAGGAGGTGGAGTGATGGAAAATCTGTTGCAAAACATCGCCAGCGGGCTGTGGATCGTGTTGGGCGTGTACTGTTTCTTCGGACTGAGAAAGTGGAACAAGCGCTTCAGCGAGTTGTATGACGAACTGAAATGGGAGGTGGAGTGATGGAACGACTGACGAAGCGCGACACCGATGGACAGGCAATGATGGACTGTGAGAAGTGCGAAGCGGATTGGACTGGTAAGCATGGTAAGCCGATGGCTGACTGCACTGCACTGTATTGCCGCAATCGCCTCAAGGATCGCCTTGCTGCATATGAGGACACGGGGCTGTCTCCGCAGGCGTGCGCTGAGGCAAGGGAAGCCGGAAATGTGCTTTCAACCTGTGACATATCCTTCGGAAGGCTTGCGGAACTGCTGACAGCCGACAAGGACGGTCGGCTGGTGGTGCTGCCGTCTAACAAAGCGTTGACCAATGCAGACCGTATGAGGACTTCGACAAATCAGCAGTTGGCGAAGCAGATTTACGATACCCAAAAAGAGCTTTGCAGAATGCTGTACAAAAAACTTGGGTTTGAAGATGAATTGAATTTTTCCGGGGATTACTCGGATATCTTAGCTTGGTTAAACTCCCCATCGAAGGAAGCGGAGAAAGCATTGGAGACGATGAAGGATGGCTGAATTGAAGCGCTGCCCTGAGTGCGGTGGAGTTGCAACCGTCATCCATATGTACGATACCTACGATAGAGCAGACTTTGGGTGGGATGCCGGTTGTGGGAGATATAGGGCTTGTGATGGCCTCCACACAAAGAAGATGAAAGTATCTGGGCTGCCCAGCAAAGAAAAAGCAATCGAAGCATGGAACAGGAGGGCTGACAATGGCTGAATACATAGAGAAAAATGTAGCAATCGCGCGGTTAACGGCGTTAGAAATTGGCAATACTTGCGCTACGATGACGGATGCAAAACGGCAGATTGCCGATACTCGTTCTGCTGACGTTGCCCCGGTGGTGCATGGCAAGTGGATAGTCCGATTTGACGGCCCATATAATCGTCGTAGATGCTATTGCTCGCATTGCGGCAAACATAACGGGGTTGGTGGCATAGCTCAAAACCAAGAGAAGCCGTACTGCCCAAACTGTGGTGCGAAGATGGATGGTTCGGCATGAAGATATACAAAAATCCGTGGGTGACGCGGGAAAGCTACTTCGTAAAAACCGGCGCGGCAAGATCGGCAAAAATGGAAGCGGCGAAAAGCACTGGCTATTCCGTTGACTTCTGGGACGGCAAATGGAAGGTACGCAAGGCAACGTACTATAACAAATCTTTGGATGAGATGCCTGTGGTGTGCGAGAACAAAGTGAGCATACAGGCGGTCATCGAAAAGGCTGTATTGGACGCGGTGCGTGGCTTTGCTGGGGGCGGAAAGTCGGATGGAGAGGAAACGCCGCAGGCGGGGTGGCTTCCGGTATACGAGAGCGAGATAACCGGGTGGGACCCCGCGCTTGCAGGGCGCGATCCAATCGGCGGCTACGCTTGCTCGAAGTGTGGTTATGAGGCGGTGTATAGCTGCAACGATGAATACGTTTTGTCGGATTATTGCCCCGGCTGCGGGGCGCGGATGGACGGAGAGGAGACACCACACATGATGGCATTTGACCCCGCAAAATGGGGAGACACGGAGCTGGAGAGGTGGAACGGCGTGGTGACGGCCATGCGGGTGAAGATGCACCAGTATATTGGCTGCGCAGGGACGACACGGTGCCCGGAGGAGTGCCGGTATAAGCACCTGTGCGCGTGGACGAGGGACGTGCAGATCATGTGCGGAAAGGAGCTGAACAGGCGGCGTGGAGAACGGAAATAACTATGCGCCGAAAGCGGTGCTGTACGCGCCGTTTGAACTGCTGAAAAGGATCCTGCCATCGCGGGAGAGCGTGGCACCGGAGGAACTGAAGGAATATGACCGCTTTGTGGGCAGCAAGGGCGCACTGGGAAGCGAGTACGAGGAGTTCCTGAAAAAAGTGTACGGCTGCAGCCATGAGTGGGGCGAAACGGTGCAGGAGGACGCATGGCTCGATCTGCGGAGCCGGAAGTGCCGGAAGTGCGGAATCATACACTGCCAGATACGGGACGGGGATCTGGTACTGGCAGAATACTACGAAGAGAGACCGGAAAAGGAGAGATAACACATGAAAACCATCAGCAAATATGAGGCATACGCCATAAAGGCGCTGCGGACGATGGGCGTGAGGGAGGACCTGGCAGGCTTCGACTACACGGTGGAGGCGGTACGGCTGGTGCTGGAGGGCGCCGTGGAAAGGCCGATACAGTGGACGAAGAAGGGCGGCGTGTACGAGAAGGTGGCGGAGAAGTTCGGCATGAGCGACTGGCGCGGTGTGGAGAGGTGCATACGCTACACCATAGATATGCTGAAAAAAGAGGGAGACTCGAAGAACTACCAGAAGGTGCTGGACGTGGCCGCGGACAGCAGCATGAACGTGGGCGCATACACCAGCGCGGTGGCCAACTATGTAAGGCTGCAAGCCTATGAGGAGAGCCGGATGGTGGACCTGTCCCCGGCCATAGGGTACGCGCAGAAGGGCATGGCGCAGGTGCTGGTGACAGGACGGGATCTGGATGTGCAGCTGCTGACGCAAAAGGTGGATGTGCCCCTGATCGTGCCGGAGGACAAGGCGGAGATGATGTCGCTGAAACCGGAGAACATAGCGGACGATGGGGCGGCGGTGTGCAAGGAGACAGGGGCATTTATCGTGCCGGAGGGGTGGAAGGAGGGCAGCATTGAACTGGACTGAAAGACTACGGCGGAAGCTGATACATAAACTGGGCGGTGTGCTCATGGACGAGGTACAGCCACGGCCTGTGGCTGCGGCGGAAAGCTACACCACAGAGGAACTGACGTGCAGCTATTGGAAGCTCGCCGATGGGCAAGAGAGTGAGTGCCTCAAAATGGACAGCCTTACGCCTGTGGGCTGTGCGGTGGATAAGGTGGGGTTGATAGAGTGGAAAGAAGTGACGCGAGAGGAGGAACCGGCGCTGTATAAAGCGGTGGAGGGGATACCGGGCGTGGAGGATGCGACGCTGATGCGCGGGACACTGCGGGTGCTACGAAAGGCGGGAAGATGAGCGCATGAAAGACGAGAAAAAGAAATACCGCCGGTGGGCGGTGGTGTACATACTGCTGGCGCTGCTGCTGGCGGCAGTGCTGGCGCTGCTGATGGCGGCGGGTGTATATAAAACGCTTGTGGGCGTATTGTGCATGGTGGTGGTGGCAGCGGATATGGCGTTTCTGGTTGCGGGCAGCGCGTATCTGTGGAGAGAGGGGTGGCGGGAAAAGTGAGCGGAGTGAAGAAGCCGTGTGAGAAATGGCGCTGTTTGCCCAAGCGCAGCTGCGACCTGTATATCCCGATTAAGGATGAGTGCGCGGGACTGCGGGAGCTGGTGTGCAGCGCAAAAGGGAAGTGCCCGTTCTTCAAGACAAAAGAAAGGGCACGGGCAGACAGGATCAAGAGCATACAGCGGCGCAAGCGCGTGGGCTTTCCCATATCGAATACGGAGGCGCAGATGCTGCTGGAAGCGGGAAAACTGCCGGACGTGAAGGAGCAGTGAGATGGCGGCAAACGAATTATTCCCTAAAAGACTGCGGGCACTGCGGGAAAGACGGCAGATCAAGCGCCGGGTGCTGGCGGAGCTGTGCGGAATGAGCCAGCACATGATACGACGGTATGAGGAGGGGGAGATGGAGCCGAAAGCCTCATCGCTGGAGGTGCTGGCGGACTACTTCGAGGTGACGGTGGACTATCTTTTAGGCCGCGAATAAAAAAATTTGGAAAGGGACTTAAAAGTCCCTCACATGACGGAAAACCTGCGAAAATGGTACACGAGAGAGTGGATAATTCTCTTTTGTACCATTTTTACTATCCGAAAGGAGCGCAGGATGGCCGAACTTTTACCTATGGACGCGGAAAAGCAGCAGGCGTATTACGACCAGCTTAATGATGCGGTGGGGGAGAGTTTGGCTTATTTTTATGCCTGCATACGCTTCAACAAGCCCTTTGACATGAACGCGCTGCCGGCAAGCGGGAGCAAAAACAAGTGGACGACCTACTGCGATAAGCTGGCAAAGAAAAAGCTGGACCGGACGCCGGGAGGCGGAGAGCTGGGCTTTCTCGACGGGCTGACGGACATCACCAAGATATTCGGAGAGGGGCTGGAGAACGGCAACTTCACCAAGGCGGTGAGCGCGGAGAAAAGCGCACGGGATGGCAGGCAGGGCACCAAGCGACAGGCCGCAGACTGGGGCGAGGGCACGGGGAAAGTGCCATACACCAGCGAGGACTACAACGAGTTTGACCGGATCTATAACGCGCTGTGCGCTGACTTCGGCGGAGAGCAGGCGGTGAGCGCCAAGCAGCAGCTGATCCTGCGGAACGTGGCAAAGTGGACAAAGCAGATGAACGACGCGGCGGAGCTGGGTCAGATCGACAAGGCCAAGAAGCTATCCAGCATGATACAGGAGAACCTGGCGTCGGAAAACCTGCGGAAGAAGGACACGAAACCGGTGGAGGACCTGCGGCTGGACAACATGGTAGTGGCGCTGGAGCGGGCAGGACTGCTGAAAAACGGGAAGCCCTGCGAACCGGACGAGGCGTTCCGTATATTTTTCGGCCGGCCGTGCAAATACCCCTACACGCGGGATGCTGCCGACCAGATGATACTGATAAACGAAAACCGGATGCGGCAGAACGACGGACTACCGGAACTGACAGAGCTGCCGGACGAGATGCGGTTGGAGGACAATTTAGGCGAGTTTGCAGAGAAACCCAACGAGGCGGAGAAGGAAGCCTACGAAAAGCTGGGGCTGGTGCGGATGCGCCCGGTGAAAAAGAAGAAAAAGCCGGGTAAGCCGAAAGCGGACGCAGAGGATGTGAACACCGATGGCGAGGCGAACGGGTAAAGCGTATGTGGCCGGTCTTGGCTGGGTGACAAAAAAGCCCACGCAGGAGCGAAGCTACGAAAACTATGAGGATGCCTTTTGGGCATTTTTGGTATGGGTGTGCCGATTCTGCCCGGATAAGGCGCTGGACGTATTCAGGAGCCCGACGGCAGACTTTGCAAACGAGGAACTGCTGCAGCGGGTGATGGTGCGGGTATACGCCCGCAAGGCTTCTGTTTCCTTCACTGGAGCGCGAGGCGTAACAAAAACCAGCACGAAGTTCAAATACGCGGAGCTGAACGGGCTGGTGTGGCCCGGTGTGCAGAGTGCCTACTATGGACCGTCATACCGCCAAATGGCAACCATAGGCAGCAAGACATACCGGCAGACGGAGCACGACTACCCGGCACTGGCGAAGCAGTGGCGGGTGACGGCGGAGAGTAAGGATGACTTCAAGATAGAGACCGACTGCGGGAGCGCCTTTTACATATCCGCCATGCGCGGTGACAACATTCACGACGTGACGGCGGAGGAGTACGCACAGGAAGAAAATCCGGCGTTCGACTTCGCGGAATACACGACGGTGGTGCTGCCGGCTGTGCGACTGACGCATAATGTAAACGGTAAGCCGGACCCCAACTATATCCCCTACAAGGATCACGCCATTACCAGTGCGGGGCGGAAGCAGAACCATGCTTACGATACGCGGTGCGAGAACATGAAAGCCATGCTGGCGGGCGAGAGCGCCTATGCCTATGACATATCGTGGGAGTGCGTGGTACTGCAGCAGATGCGGCCCTATTCCTGGGCGCAGAAACTGCGAACAAAGCTGACGCCGGAGCGGTGGATGCGCGAAATGGAATCGCGCTACACCGGGGCGGACAGCAATCCTATCGTGCGGGACGAGGTGCTGACAGAGTGCCGCAAACTGATGATCGCGGAGAACCGGCACTGCGCTTACGACATAGGCAACAAACTGAAGCTGGAGGACGTGATCTATATCGTGGGGTACGACGTATCCTACGCCGACGACAAGAAGAACGCAAAATGCGCCTGCGTGGTGCTGAAATGCACACGTCAAACGGACTGGCTGAAGCGGGACCGCTACCTGAAGCAGGTGGTGTATGTGGACGTTTGGAACCCACCGGTAAAGAGCATGATGCAGGCGCAGCGGATCAAGGACGTGTGGAGCCGCTTCTGCTGCGACGGAGGGGCCGCGACATACCTGGCAATAGACGCATGGCAGTACGGCACCAGCGTGGTGGAGAACCTGATGATGGACCTTGGTGACGGCCTTGCGCCGCTGTGCGTGCGGAACCACGCCAGCTTTACGGAGCTGGAGCAGGAAAACGCCGTGCCGTGCCTGTACCCCATCAAGGCGGGCGGCGCTGGCGTGACGGATCCGGACGCGGAGATGGTGCGGTACGCGGAGCTGCAATTTGAGAACCGGAACGTGGAGCTGCTGTGCAGTAACGTGAATGAGGGCGTGGAGAACTACAAAAAGTACCACCGGATCAAGGACGACAGCATGGACGCCATGCTGGCCGACCCCTACATAAAGACACGGGAACTGGTGGGTCAGATACAGAACCTGAAAAAGGTGGCCAGCGGCACGACGCAAAAGGAAGAACGAATAAGCAAGCACATACAGCGCGATATATGGTCGGCCCTGAAATATGCGCTGCGGGTGGCGCAGATACTGGAGCGCGAGGAACTGGCGCAGGCGGTGCGGCATAAGAGCGACTGGGACGCAGAGCTGGCAAAATACAAAAACCGTGCCGCAGCGCCGCACAGGGCGGCGGCAGCCGGCGCGGGAGGCCGCACGGTGACGGCGCGGCGCGGCGGGAGGATATGCTGAAATGGCGGCAAGGAAGTACAGACTGTACGCGGCGCGGGTGACAGGCGAAACGGTGGCGCTGGCGGAAAAGGAGCGCTTTGTACGGATAACGGCGGGGTATATGCTGCTGTACCGCACTACGGCGCCGAAAAAAATGCAGACGGTGGAGATCAAGGGCGCGGACCTGAAACGCCTGACGGAGCGAGACCGGCTGTGGCTGGCGGACTGCATCGCGGCGGCGCTGGCGGACGGGGTGAAAAAGAACAGGGCTGACACGCAGAAGCGGCTGAACGAGCTGCTGGATGCGTGGGAGAGGGAGCTGGAAAAAGAGCGCTCCCGCATAGACGAGGAGGCGGCGCATGGAGCAGGAGAAGCGGAGGAACCTGACAAGTGAATTGCAGAGCGTAGCCTGCGGCACCTACCCGGAGATATTTCAGCGCTTCAACGCGCTGGCGGAGCAGTACGGCAATATGCCGGCAGGGGCGCTGGCCAGCGCCTTCAGCCGGGTGAGCATGAGCCAGTCGGCACGGGTGAACCCCTACATTCAGAACCGAAGGGTGCAGGCCATCTCCTCGCTGCCGGAGGACTATACCAAGAATACGGTGGCAGAGATGCTGACCGCCCCGCTTGGCAACGAGCAGGGGCTGCGGCAGGTGGAGCATGGGCTGGAATTTACGGCCTATCCGCTTTTCCACACCCGGAAGATGTACCAGGATCTGCTGACGTATCACAGCTACATCGCCCCGGAGTTCACCGATAAGGACACGGCGAAGAACGACGAGTTCTGGCGGGAGTGGAAGCTGCTGGAGAAGCTGCGGCGCAAGCTGGACGTAAAGACCACGGCCCACAAGCTGGCCGGGCAGGCGGTGCAGGAGGGAAAGGTATTCTACTACCCCCGCGTGAGCGTGGACAAGCCCCACAACAAGGTGAACTACGCTTTTATGCAGCAGCTGCCCAGCGACTGGATAAAGATCGTGGGGTTCAACAGCGTGTCGAAGTACACCGTGGCCTTTAACATGATGTACTTTCTGAAGCCGGGATGTGAGCCGGCGCAGTTCGGGGAGCTGTTTAAGCCCTACTGGGGCATATTCACCCAGGTGGCGGCGAGACCGCCCAAGGGCGCGGGCACCCGGTATGTATACGCGGCGAAGAACACCATCAATATGAACCGCTTTACCGAGCTGAAAACGGCAGCGGAGCAGGGCGGCGGCGTGCTGCCGGGAGACCCGGACGTATACTACCAGAACGGGAAGTGGTGCTACTGGGTGACGCTGCCGGTGGACACCGTATACCCCTTTGAGATAGACGACGCGCAGACGGCGGTTGTATCGCCTCTGACGGGACTTTTCCTGTCGTTTATCCAGATCGCGCAGTATGAGCAGATACAGCTGGAACTGGTACAGAACCCGCTGATCTCTCTGCTGACGGGCGAGATCGAATACGACGACAACAGCACGAGGCAGCAGTCGGACAGCTACAAGCTGAGCAACGCAGGGTGGGAGCTTTTCCGCACGCGGTTTTACAACGAACTGGCGGAGAACAACACCAGCGGCATAGGCTGGTACGCCGCGCCGCTGAAGAACATGGAGCTGCACCAGCTGGCCGAGGCGCCCAGCGCCACGAAGATAAGCTCCGCGGGGTACGGCTACACCATGGCGAAGGCGGGCCTGAGCGCACTGATACCCACCAGCGACGAGCCGCGGGCGGGCGTGGCGAATATCAGTTTGCAGATAGAGAGCAAGTTTGCCGAGCAGATATACCGGTGCTATGAGCGCATGATGCAGGGCATCATGGACGGGCTGAACCTGAAGTATTCATGGAGATTCGCCATGTTTGGCAACATCGCGGAGGACGAAAAGACCTTTGAAAACGCCAGACAGGGCATGACGCTGGGCATACTGCCCCAGACCATGCTTTACATGGCGATGCTGGACATGAGCGTGATGGACGACATGGCCATCAGCCGTGCGGTGAAAGAAAGCGGCATTATGGACCTGCGGCTGCCCCTTGTGACCAGCTACAACGCCAAGCAGAGCGAAAGCGGACTGCCGCCGCAGGCGGCCCACGACATGAACCCCGGAGGGAGACCGGCATCGGAAGGGGCGCCGGGGACCGAGGGACAGGAAGCGTCAGAGGACGCGGGAGGCTGAGAAGAAATGGGCATGACGGCAATACTGACGGCGGACGACCTGCACGAGATCAACCGGGAGCTGGCCCGGGGGAACGACGTGGAGATACGCCGGACGGCGGAGGGACTGGCCATAAAGGCACACACCGTACACACGGTGAAGAAAAAGAAAGGCACGGCACTGCCGATGCCGACAGACCGATAGGGCGGCGAGAGCCCCTGCGACAGTGGGGAACGAAAACAGAGAATGCGGCTGCTGTGACCGAAGGCTTGCGCGGATGCGCGGGGTATTGAGGTAGGCGCAATGGCCGTGAAAAGTGGATAACCGCGGCAAAGGGGCTGCGGGGAAAGCCAAATGGGGCTGCGCCGGTGGAGAACACCGGCTGCGGCCTCATTTTCATTTTTCGGAGAGAGGGAGTGAGGACATGAGAGCACAGGAATACGCCAGCTGGGATAACCCCCGGTTCGCACCTATGCGGGAGCCGATGCGCCGGGTGATGGAAGCATACGGCAATGCGGAAAAGTGGTTTGCGGACATCAAGGACCGGGTGCTGTGCGACATGGGTATGCCGTTTCTGTCGGATGCGATCCACAAGCTGGAGCATAAGCAGCCTGAGCGGATAGACGAGTTCGCGGAGATACCCCACGACTACCATTTGCGGCTGATGTACCCTGGTACGCCGGAACTGGACGAGGACTTTGACAACGACCTGGATCGGGTATTCGAAGTGTGCGTGGCCATTGTGGACGGTGTAAACGAGGCACTGGGCGGATTTATCCGCGCCACGGCGGACGGGGAGTTCAACGCGCTTTCCCTGAAGGCGGAGGAGCTGCAGATCGCCAACACCGACGACAGGCGCAAACTGCTGGATGCCTGGACCATGTGGGACAACGGCGGTATGAGCCGCGCCACCTTTGACAGCTGGTGCCGAAAACTGTTTGAAGGCGGTGAGGACGAATGAGCACGCTGAAAACCAAGGCGCTGCCCAAGAAGGTGAGCGCCAGCGGCACGCTGAAGGTGATGCAGAAGCTCAACGAATACGAGTTCGGCGTGGAGCTGTGGGTCCTGCGCGAGGGTGAAAACCGGAACAAGTGGGACTACCGCAACCTGCGGGACTACTACAAGACCTTCATCGGGCAGCCCATTCTGATCGCTTATGTGGGGCAGCAGGTGGGGGACGGACACAACATGAGCAAGCGCCGGGATCCCAAGACCGGGGAGGAGTACCAATCCTTCATGGAGGGGACGGCCGAGCGCATCGTGGGAACGCTGTCCGACGACGAAAAGGACTTTACCCTTGTGGAGAGGGGCAGTCATACATGGCTCAGAGCGAAGGGACGGCTATTTGCTTTTTACGCCCCGGAGCTGACGCGGAAGATCGTGGAACAGGGCACGATGGACGTTTCCGCCGAGACAATGGTGTCGGAGAGCCACAAAGAGGGCGATGTGGACGTGTTTACCAAATGGTCGGGCATAGGCGTGACCATTCTGGGCGACAGGGTAAACCCGGCGATACCGGGTGCGAGCATCGCAAAGCTGGCGGCCATGCAGGAGGAATTTAAGGAATTGAAGCTGCGGGCCGCGTCGCTGCACACAGCCGCAGAGGGCAGCGACGGCAAGGAACCCGACAAAAACACAAAAAAAGGAGTGAAAAGCAACATGAACAAGAGAGCGATGGAGCAGATGCAGACCAAGTTCCCCAACCACAAGGTGCTCTCCATGAGCGAGGACGGGCTGAACGTGGCGCTGCTGGACGCTTCCGGCAATCTTTTCGGCTACACCTTTAACGCTGACGACAACGGAGAGGTGATTGCCAGAAAGATCATGCCCTGCGCAGCGCACATCGTGCTGAGCGTGGGCGAGGTGGAGCTGAACGCCGATGTGGCGGACGTGGTGGACTACACCGTGGCCTCCGTGAAGGAGACCGACGGCGATGTGAAGAGCCTGAACGCCAGGCTGGACGCCGCCAATGAGCAGATCAGCGCCATGCAGGAGGCGGAGAGCAAGCGCCGGCTGAGCGCCTGCAAGGCTTCCGCCAAGGCAACGCTGGACGCCTTCAACGCCAACCGCGAGGAAAAGGTGGCAGAGGACGCCATCAAGGCGGTAAATGAGAACATCGAGGCCGGACTGTACGCCAACAGCTGCGACAAGGACGGTGCGTGGCTGGGCGAGAAGCTGGTGCGCGAGGCGGTGCTGGCCGTGTGCGGCGAGGCCGTGATGGAGAGCGACAAGCGCAGCGCACAGAAGCGCACGACCACCTATGCCTGGCAGCATATCGCCGGCAACAGCGGCGAGGGAAGCGAGGGTGTGGACGCTCTGCTGGACAAGTGGGGCATCGACACCGGCAAGTAAAACGAAAAGGAGAGTGAACAAACATGGCATACATTGAGAAAACCGCGTTTGAGCCGCGGATCACCAACAACGAGTACAACGAACTGTGCAACATCACGGGACGCTATCAGGTGTCCGATGCGGATGCGGACTGCTCCGCTGGTCTGCTGGTGGTGCGCGGCGAGCAGCTGCCCTGTGCGGGCTTCAAGGGCATCAAGAACGAGAACGCTTTTTACATGAACGCTGCGGGCGCTGCCGCCAACGCCGACACCGGCGTGTACGCCTGCAACACCTACGAGTGGCCCACGCTGGGCGGACGCAACGGCAACAACTACGCCGTGGGCACCGCCACGCTGGGGCTGGGCGTTCCTGCGGGCCGGGACGGCACCTTCACCGAGATCGTGTTTGACGGCAAGCACGCCTACCGCTTCGGCGAGGGCAACCTGAGCACCGCCATCGGCGAGAACACCATCTTCACCATCGCCAACGGTCTGCTGGTGCCCGCCGCTGCCGCCCCCACTGCTACCGGCGCCATTTACTTCAAACTGAAGGGCACCGGCAACTTCACCGAGGGCGCCGGGCAGAGCTTCGTGTACTACGACGTGTGGGCCTGCAAGGTCAGCACCGTGACCGCGTGACAAGAGAGGAGAGTGAGTAAGAAATGGCAAAGCTGAACCTGAACAGCGTTTCCAATGAGGTTTTCGCCATCAACGGAAACGACCAGCGCGAGGACATCGTGGCCAAGGGCCGCGTGCTGTTTTATGAACACGCCCTGAAGGGCAAGATGGCCGTTCTGAGCGCCAAGGGGCAGAACACCCCCGTGCAGCGCACCATGAACGACCGGGGCTACAAGCAGCTGAACGAGCAGTTCCAGCGGGAGAGCCTGCTGTATGCCGCCAAGCTGGCCTGCGCCAGCACCGGCAAGAAGGCCCCCGAGAGCTGGGAGGAGTTCAAGCGCAACGGCGGCGAGTATTACGGCAACGCCCGGTTCTACGCCGTGCTGCAGGGCATCTGGCAGGAGGTCATCATCCCCATTCTGCCCGCCGTGTACTCCGAGGCACTGAGCGACTTCGCCGAGACCGTGGAGATCGAGATGGGCCAGACCTACGCCGTGAGCATCGGCAGCAACGACATCCCCGTTTTCCAGGACTCCAGCTGGGGCGCCAGCCGCAGCGTGCCGCGTAACCGCTTCTATTCCCGCGATTACACGCTGAACCCCACCCCCAAGAGCTGCTGGATCACCGCCAAGTGGATGCAGCTGGTGGGCGCCAACATGGACTTCGGCGTTTTCTTCGCCAACATGGTGGCGGGTATGTACGCCAAGACCATGGGTATGTGGAATGAGGCCATGACCACCGCCACGGAGGACACCAGCCTGATCCCCACCAACCTGAACTTCACCTTCAACAACCAGAACTGGGTGAAGGGCGCCAACAAGATCGCCGCGCTGAACAACACCACCATCTCCGACGTGTTTGCCACCGGCGGCACCGTGGCCCTGAGCAAGGTGCTGCCCAACACCGTGACCGGCTCCACCAATGTGAACATGGACGCCGCTATCGCCACGCTGCTGGGCGCCGACTACACCAAGGCCGGCTACCTGGGCCAGTTCATGGCGGTGCGCCTGATGCCCATGCGGGACGTTATCATCCCCGGCACTCAGAACACCACCGTGGAGACCATGCTCAGCGAGAACGACATCTGGATGCTGGCTGGCAACGGCAGAAAGCCGCTGACCATCGGCTACACCAGCGGCACGCCCATCTCTATCGAGATGGATCCCACCCGCACCGGGGATTTCGAGATCGGCCTGAACCTGACCATCGCTCTGGACTCTGTGGCCACGTTCGCGTCCAAGATCGCGCACTTCACCGTGTAAGGGAAACCACACAGGGGAAGGGGCGAAAGCCCCTCCCCGAATATGCGGATTTAGTTTAACCGGGAAAACGGCGGTCTCCAAAACCGCAGTTCGGGGTTCGAGTCCTCGCGTCCGTGCCAGACGAAAACGTTGGATCGTTTTCGCCCGAAAGGGAGTTTATGGGGGCGAAAGCCCCATACGGAAATGTAGCTCAGTTGGCAGAGCATCTGACTGTTAATCAGAGGGGCGCAGGTTCAAGCCCTGCCGTTTCCGCCATAAGGCTGTGCGGCGAAGCCGCGGGTATGCAATGCGCCGACGTGTAAACGGGGCAGCGGTGGGAGCCTTGACGCATTGCGGCAGATAGAAACAGACCATGAAATGAATCTGAAAGGAGCAGAAAACATGGGTAAGCAGAAGAAAAGCGGGAACAGACTGGCCGCGCAGATCGCGGCGGAGGAAAGAGAGGACGACCAGGTGATGCTGGCGCCCCAGCAGAGCGCGGACGCGCCGGACGAGAGCAGCGCCGTGAACGCGGCGGCGCAGGAGAATGTGCAGGACGCGGCTGATGCCGCGGAAACGCCCGCCGCGCCGGTTACGTACACCGCCGAGCAGGTGCAGCAGATGATGCAGGAGGCGGCGGCCAAGGCGGTGGCGGAAGCGCTGAAGAACATCCCCCAGCAGACCGCGCCGCAGATCGTGCAAGTGAGCACCAGCGCAGAGCAGGTACATTTCCTGTGGATGGCGCCGGTGGCGGACGACAACGTGGTGCAGTTCGGTGACGGCGGAATGTACGGAAACATCGTGGGCAAGACGGGAAGCTTTTATGTGCCGAAGCCGGACCTGAGCCGCATATTGACGGAGATGAACCGCCGGTTCATGGCGCAGCGGTGGCTGCTGGTGGTAAGCGGACTGACGGACGAGGAGCGCGAGGCGCTGGGCGTGGACTACAAGCCGGGTGAGGTGCTGGACAAGAGAGCCTTTGCCAAGCTGGTGGAGCTGGGCGACGAGCTGCTGAACATCTACCCGGCGCTGTGCGAGGGACACAAGGTGATGGCGGCGCAGATGTACGCCGACGCCTACCGACAGGGCAGCCGGTATGTGACGCGGGAGCGCACGGTGAAGCTGAACGCGCTGAGCAAGCGCAAGGGCCACGAGAAGGGCGACTTCATCACCATTATCGAGGACATGAACGAGAAGGACACGAAGTAAGGGACGTTTGACGACACTGGCGGAAGGAGGGAACGGCCATGATGCAGGGCGATGCCTATTCGCTGCCCATCGTGCTGCGGCAGGGGGAACTGCTGATAACGCCGGAGATGGTACTGCGGCTGGAGATCACCATAGGGAACCTGACGAGGACGTACCCCGGCGTGGTGCGCTACGACGAGGAGAACGGACAGTGGCTATTCCCGCTGACGCAGGAGCAGACCTTCGCCTTTAAGGCCGGGAGGACGCCCCCGGTGCAGGCACGGATTAAATTCAACGACGAGAGCGTGGTGGGGGCAAAGGGCAAGACCATATACGTCTCCGCAAGTCGGTCCAAAGGGGTGATGTAAATGGCGCTGCAGCAGTTCGCGGCGGAACAGAAGAAGAACGCCAACGCCAGCACCGCCCCGGTGGGGCAGCCCGTGGTGGAGATAGAGATACGGGATGTAGTGATACAGACCGGGGGAGAGATCATCCCCACCTACGAGGGCGAATATGAGGTAACACCACAGGTGGACAAGCCTGTTGTGCTGCATACAAAAGCCAAGCGCATGAACGACGATGTGACGGTGAAGAAAATTCCTCAGTACGAAGTCAGTAATGCCGCCGGCGGAAAAACTTTAACGATAGGAGATGTGGAGTATGGCTAATCAGTACATCAACAAAGTAATTCTGAACGGACAGGTAAAGATCGACCTTACCGCCGACAGCGTGGTGCCTGCCAAACTGCTCAAGGGCATTACTGCCCACGACAAGACGGGTGCGACCATCACGGGTACGTGTACCTTTGATGCGGATACCTCCGGCGCTACCGCGTCCGCTGCGGAGATCCTGCTGGGCAAGACCGCATTTGTGAAGGGCACGGAGGTCACTGGTACGATGCCCAACAACGGCGCTGTGGCGGGCAACATCACCACCAAGGCGCAGGTGTATACCGTGCCCCTGGGCTTCCACGACGGAAGCGGCACCGTGCAGATCGCCGAGGCGGAGCAGGCCAAGCTCATCGCCACCAACATCCGCGAGGGTGTGACTATCCTGGGCGTGGAGGGCACCATGTCCGGCAGCGAGGACATGAAGGCACAGGCCAAGACCGTGACCCCCACCTTTGCCAGCCAGGAGGTCCTGCCCGACGAGGGGTACAACTGCCTGTCCAGCGTGACGGTGAACGCTATCCCCGTGAGCGAGACGGACAACGAGGCCGGCGGCGTGACGCTGACCATCGGCGCCTGAGAAGCGGAGGAAACGAGGTAAAAGGGCGATGGCGAAAAACGTAAACAAGGTCGTGGTGGACGGCGCGGTGAAGCTGGACCTGTCAATGGACAGCGTGACGGCCAACACACTGGCGAAAGGCGCTACCGCCCACGACAAAAGAGGGGCACCCATCGTAGGAACGATGACAACGCCGCAGATCAGTGTGGCGGGCAGCGTGATGACGATAGCCTGACGGAGAGGAACAAAACGCATGGCGAGAGATGTAAAGATCAACGGCGTGACCTATACGGGCGTCTCCGTCGTGCAGGTGCCGCTGGCCGAGGGAGGCGCGGCACGGTTCATGCAAGTCAATGGTGCGCCCGGAGCGCTGGAAAAGTGGAAAGCGGGGTTGAAGATAAACAACTCCACCTACCCGAACATCGGGCAGATGCGCTTCCCACTGGCGGAGGGCGAAGGCTACGCCCTGTACCTGTACGGAAACGGAGACTGGGAGGCGACCTACCGGGTGGCTCCCGGCTCCGTGGTACAGGTGGGAGACTTTGTAAAGATCACGAAAGGGCTATTCCCTTCGGCGACACTGTATCCGTCGGAAAGCCTGTATCCACAGGCGGAAAAGGCGGGACTGATGCCCAGCAGCAATCTATACCCCGGCAGGAGCACATACCCCAGCAACGCGCCGCTGGTGGAGGGGCTGGGCGGAAATTCGACCGGCGCGGACGGCGTGGCACTGACGGACGGCACGGCGGGAGAACTGATAACGATCTATATTCCGGCATAAGGAGGGGAGAACATGGGGACGAAGTGGAGCGAGGTCATATCGAACCACGCGATGGTGGCCATAGACGACGTGCGCTTGCAGGAGGAGGCAGCCAACGACCCGGCGGCGTTCCTGCGGAGGATGAGCCTGTATATGGTGAACGCCATCCCCCTATTCTCCCTGCCGGTGCAGATGAGAGCGTATCTGAGTGAGGGGCTGGTACAGCCCAGCTACGGTGACTACTACTGGACCAGCAGCGAGGACAGCCTGGTGGGAGAAACGGAAGTGGACACCGGAATGGTGGGCTACGAGCTATTTTCCTGCGCCATTGTGGAGCAGGATGTGACGGGCGGCATGACGGCGGTGCCGTACACCGGGGCGAGCTACAACGCCGAAACAGGCGTGGTGACGTTCCCTATACAGGACATGGCGGGAATAAACTACACGCTGGACTTTTACACAGACGGTGAATTTGGTCACGAGCTGACAATGGAGCAGAAGCGGATACTTGGGCTGTGCGTGGCAAGCGTATGGGATGAGCGTTTTTTCCGCAACTGGCTGAACGACCAAATGAAGATAAAGGACGCGAGCTTTGACACGGTGAACGAGGGCACCTATATGAAGGAGGGCGCCGCGAAGCAGGAGAAGAACCGGGCAAGGCTGATGGACGAGATGCACAAGTATGAGCAGGACTGTACGTTCCTGAACACGGTGCAGAGAGGCCGGGGCGGGTACGGACGATACCAGTTCCTGTGAAACGGGGAGGTGACGGGCGATGGCGGACGTAAAGAACAATCTTGGCAATATCGCCGCAATGGCGGAGAGACCGCAGGCACCCACCAACCGCCCCGCACAGTACAACGACAGGCGCATCCCCTACTTTGGAGATCCAACGGCGCGATTCGTGCAGGCATACGGCAAGTACGCCAGCGACTACACCGCGTGCCGGGTGCAGGGGCTGGACAGCGACCCCAACAACTTCTACGAGTGGAGCGAACAGCTGGTACGCCTTGCCGATGCGCGGAAGAAGGGCAACGCCATAGACCGGCCCATAGACAACTATAAGGAAGTTCTGTTTGTAAACCGGCACATCGAATATGTGCCGGAGGGCGCAAAAATGGAGACAATGGGCTCCACATGGCTGGTGACGAACCCAGCTAACATATCCTCTGCCGTGGGCGGGGGAATCATAAGGCGGTGCAACGCCACATGGAACCATCTGGATTGGTACGGCAACGTGCTGAAGGAACCGATGGTGGTGGAAAACGTAAAGCTGAACGCCAACGCCAACGACTTTCAGGAGACCATGCTCATCATGCAGGGGTACTTCAACATTACCATACAGCGCAACGGCGAAACGGAAAACCTGGATGTGAACAGCCGCCTGATCCTGGGGCGGATGGCGTATCAGATCACCGGCTACGCGGACGTGGCGCAGGAGTTCACCGGGGACGACGAGAGCTGCCGGCTGCTGCGGTTTACGGCGCGGATGACGGAGCCGGATAGAGAGAAGGACGACCTGGTTCGCCGGGTGGCCAACGCCTATCCTTTCACCTGGGAGGTGAACGTGAGCGGCAGGGCGGCCATGAGCACGGGAGAAAAGGCAAAGTTTACCGCCGCATCCCTGCGAAACGGAGAGACGGCGGACGGAGACACAGAACACCCCACCCGTTATCTGTGGTACAGCAGCGACGAGAGCGTATGCCGGGTGGACCCCACGGGAAACGTGACGGCGGTGGGCGAGGGAGCGTGCACCATCACGGCGGTGCTGGTGCAGAACGAGGAGCACTACGGCACCTATGCCGTGACGGTGGCAGAGAGCGTAAGCGGCGTACACTGGCAGACGGATCCGGTGGAGAGACTGGAAGCCTACGGCAAGACCGTGCTGACGGCCATATACACCGAGAACGGCGCGGAGACCGGAGACGCGGTGGAATGGACCTTCACCGGGGCGGCGGAGAACAGCTACACCGCAGAGGTGGACGGCAGCACCGCCACCGTGTACTGCTGGGGCGGGAGCGTAAAGCCTTTGACGGTGACGGCTGCCTGTAAGGGCAAGAGCGTGAGCACGGACATCACACTGGAGGGGTGGTAAGAACGATGGCAAAGCCGATATGTGAGCACGCCTACCGGAAGGTAGGGGAGATCATCATACGGTGCAGGAAGCAGACGGGAGAGCACGACTTCTGCTGCTACCAGTACCACTGCCCGGACAGCGGACGGTACGAAAACGCGGCGCAGTGGCGAAACTGCTCACTGCGCTGCAAGGGTGAAAAGTAAATACGTGAGGGAATTTCCATTATGAATCTGAAAGGAGCAGGAGAAATGGAAAACAGCATTAAAGAGCGCAAGCCCATTACCATGAAGGAGGTATTCGCCAAGGCCAACGCTTATGTACCGCTGATGGAGAAGGCGGCCATCGTGAGCCACTGCGCGGAGAGGTGCATTGACCGGGTGGTGGTGGATACCGGGGAGCGCTTCCGGGGCGATGTGCCGCCCATGTACCGGGAGAACGGACAGCGGAAACGGCGCTACCTGATGGGCATACTGGCACGGGCGTATCTGCGGCTGGACTTCGACGGCTGCGAGGAGGACAAGTGGCTGATGAGCGCCGACGACTACGATCTGGTGGGCGGGGTGCAGCTGGTCAACCAGATAGACCGGATGAAGAAGCAGAGCGACACCCTGCGGGACAAGGCGTATGACCTGCTGGCGGATTATCGGGACCTGGAGAAGATGCTGAACACGGAGATCAACGCCAATCTGGCGGTGATGAACGATGTGGTGGCGCGGATGGCCATGAGCAGCGCGGCGGCCATGACGCCAGAGAGCATGAAGGAGCTGGTGGAGCTGGCGGAACAGGTGCAGAAGGGAACAAAATAATATTCAAAACGCAACGGAAATAAAAATTGCAAAAATATCAAAAACGCAACGAATAATACAATGTTTCATGTGAAACAATTAGAAAAACGGAAAGCGGGGTGAGGGCGTGAACACAGATTTCGACAGCCCCTACTATCCATTTGAACGTGTGGAAACCGGTTACGGAACCTTTAAGGGTGCGGAGAAGATACCGAAAAAGATCGTGAACTACCTGCTGGACCTGCCGGACAGGAACGGGTACACGCCCGTGGACGACAACGCAAGACCCCGGGTGCGGCTGATGAAGTACATTTGCTGCGACGGGGCGAACCCACTGGCCCAGCCCCTGCCCACGGCGGAGGAAAAGCTGAGCATTGTGTTTGACGGTGAGTCACCGGCGGTGGACACGGAGGAGCAGAAGGCAAAGCACCCCAAGGGGTACAGGCTATTCCCGCTGGAATACTGGGGACAGGCGCAGAGCATGGCGCAGACGGTGGTAAAGGTGTACATCGGGCGGGTGATTCCAAAGACACCCTTTACGGCGGCGGTAGGAATATACTTCGACATACTGTGCAACTACGGACACGAGACCACCACACGGACGGACGATTACTCCCGCAGCTATGACATGGAGCAGTGCATCATTGAGGCACTGAACGGCGTGAACATAGGCGGAGCCGGGGTGATGACCTTTGACAGAGGGGCACATACGGACAACGGATCCCATGCCATATACGACCAGGGCATGAACGTGGGACGGCGCGTACACATGAGCCTTGCTTGGGCGGACAGCGACGAAGAAAGCGTCGTGACTACATTCTGAGAGAACGGAGGGCGGCGCAATGGATGAAGTGACTTTTGACCACCGGCTGACGGAGGTGGAGCAGCGGAGCAAAAGCAACACGCACCGCATAAACGAGCTAGCCGAGGAGCAGAAAGCCCTGAACGAACTGGCGACCTCGGTGGCGCTGATGACCCGGGAACAGAAGGATATGCGGGATGACCTGTCGGAGGTCAAAAAGGACGTAAAGAGCCTGACGAACCTGCCGGCGAAGCGGTGGAACGACGTGGTAGAGAAACTGGTGTGGCTGGTACTGGGCGGCGCGGTGACGGCGCTGCTGGTACAGGCGGGAATCAGTTTATAAGAAAACTGCATAATCAACAAGGTGTTTCGTGAGGGAGGAAAAGAGTTTATATGGCGATCTCACAGAGCATAGAAAGGGCCTGCCGCAGGTACGAGGAAGTACAGGCGGAGGGACTGACGCTGTACCCCATCCTTGTGGAGGAGATGGAGACATTCGAGTTGGCGCGACCGGGCATTGACATCGTGCAGCAGAGCCTCCCTGTGGCGTATGCTGTGATGCCGCTGCTGGCGGCCTACTACAAGATGGAGTACGACGCGATGGGGCGCGGAGAGGAGACAGTGGGGCTGCTGTCAAGGGCGCTTTTGATGCTGGCGCTCTCCCTGCGGCTGGGGAGAGGAAAGCCGTTGGACGAGCGCTTGAAGGCGTTTCGCTGCAAGGTGGACACGAAAGACCCCAGCCGGTTGACGGCGGTGGAGTTCGTGCTGCACGGAGAGGAGCTGTGGCGAATTACGCCGGCGCAGTTCCAGTACCTTCGGGAGATCATCGCCGCACAGAACGGAATTGAGCTGACGCCGCCGGAGGCCAACCCGGAGCTGGTGGAAGCGCAGCGGGAGCTGGCGGAGATGAACGGCGGCGCAAAGCTGAGCGGAGATGCGTGGGAACGGGTGGCGACGGTGGCCGCGCTGGAACACGCGGAGGAGACGGAAATAGAGTCGTGGCCACTGCTGAAGCTGCAGACGAAAGCAAAAACGTGGCAGCGGATATTGGGGTACATGACCTGCACCATCGCGGAGGCGAGAGGAACACAGTGGAAACGGGGCAACCCGTGGCCGAGCCTGTTTTATGACCGGGTGAGCGACGGCAACACGGCACTGCGGCCCGTGGAGGAAGCGACACGGGGCATGGGACAGGCATAGAAAAGGGAATAGGCCCTGCAAGCGGGCAGGGCGGAACGCCAAGTGGGGCGAAGCCAACGGGAGACCGGGGCTTTGCCTCCATTTTTTATATCAAAAAGGAGTGAAAGCGGAATGATTACTTTTACCGATCCGAGACTGTATACCCGCGGCATCTGCGCTGCGCAGTTCGCCGACATGGAAACCGGTCAGATCCTTCTGAGCAGCAATAAGTTCCAGGAGGGCAACATCACCGTGACCGTGAACAGCGATCCCCTGCGTGCCGGACTGAACAACGGCATTGCCACCATCATCGAGAGCGACCCGGACATCCAGGTGAATTTCACCCAGGCCAACTTCGACCTGCGGACGAAGATGGCGGGCGTGGGCGGCGCTGTGACCTACAACGCTGTGGCCCCGGTGTGCCAGGTGGTGACGGCGAACAGCACCGTGCTGAAAGTGGACGTGACCGACGGTGCCCCTGTGGCGCAGTATGCGATGGCAAAGCCCTACGCCTATGTGCAGGAGACCAAGAAGGCTTCCGGCATCCAGCAGGGCGGCATCGCCTATGAGATCGCGGCGGACGGCACCATCAGCGGCTTTACCGCGGTGAGCGGCACCGAGTACAAGGTGTGGTACTTCGTGAACAAGCTCAGCGCCATGTGCGGCAAGCTGAACACCGGCATGAACGGCAAGGTGGGTCTTTTCACCGCTCAGCTGGCGGTGTACGGCAACGTAAACGCCAAGACCAACGAGGGCACCCGCCAGGGCTGGCTGTACATCAACGTACCGCTGAAGCTGCAGGCGGACACCGCCACCGTGACCGGCAGCCAGAGCAACTACGACACCACGCAGATCGTGGGCCGCGCACTGAGCACGGACGAGAGTGTGATCTCCGACAAGTGCGAGGACTGCGCCGGCGGCGCCCTGGGCTGGTACGTGTACGTGCCGGACAACGGCGCTGAGGTAGTGACGGGCATCGTGACCGCCATCGGCGGCGTTATCAACGTCCCCGTCAGCGGCACGGCGCAGGTGAAGCCCCAGGCAGTGCTGGAAAACGGCCAGCTGGCGGTGCTGGATCCTGCCAAGTGCGCCTACAGCCTGAACGGCGCACCCAGCGGCACCACCGTGAACGCAAGCGGACTGATCTCCGCAGGAAGCGTAACTGGTGACTGTGACATGACCGTGACCTTCGTGTACGAGGACACGACCTTCACCGACCAGTGCGCTGTGAGCGTGAAGGAAGCCTGACGACAACAAAAATCCCCTCCCCTGCCGCAAGGCGGGGGAGGGGGCAGACGCGAGTGCGCTGAAGCAAGACAGCGCATTGGCGTATGTGAGAGAGGGGAGGCGCGGGACATGGCGAAGCTGGTGGGACAGTTCAGCGGGTTCGAGCAGGACATGGCTGCGCTGGAAAAGCAGGTGAAGGATGCCTTTCGCGCATCGCGCCCCGCACTGGCGGAGGAAATGCGGCAGTGCTTGCGGGAGCACGTGGTAGAGGACGTATACGACAAGCTGGTGCCGGAGGAGTATGTGCGCCGGCGCGGCACGAAGGGATTGGTGGACATGAACGCCAGCGCCACGGTGTATTCGGATGAGCGGGACGGAGGCATGAACCTGGCGCTGCTGTATCACCCCAGCGGCGCCACAGACGGCAACGGAGAACCCATAAACCCCCATGTGGACGGGGACGACCTGGTGAACCGGATCGAGAAAAACGACCCCGCGTACAACTGGGGCAGACGGCCAAAGAACAGACCCTTTTTCAGCAACTTCGTGGAGGAGATGCTGGACGGCAGGGCGGAAGAAACACTGGTGCGGGCCATGAACGGAGCGGACCCCACGCTGGAGCTGGCGGAAGATACCGGGATGATACGGGAAGAGGACGATTGGGATTAATCTTCAGGGGCTGCGTAGCGCCAGTGGTAGCCGTAGGCCACATTCCGCTTACCACGGCACACGGAACCAATATGGCAGTGATTTTTCAGCCCAAGGAACTCCGCCGCCTCGGCGGCACACTCGAACACCTGACCGGTTTCAACCAACACAACGCGGGGCGCACGCTTCCGCGCAGCACGAGAATCCCCGGCACACATTTTGGCTCTTTCCGCAGGGTCCTGCCAACGGGCAAGAGATTTCTGCCTGATAGTTTCCCGGTACTCATCATTTAACCACTCCGAACGTTTGGCAGAAATTTTCGCCCGATATTCTTCAGACTGCCAGTTCTTTTTAGAACTTTCAGATAACAGAACGCGGGTAGATGGGCGTTGCAGAGCAGCGGCAATAGCAGCGCAGCGTTTAGCTTTCTTCTCGGGGTCACGAGCGCCGTCCTGCATACGGCGTAAGGATTCATCGCGGAAAGCAGGGTCGTTCCAATTCCGCTGACCAGCGGCGGACAGTTTGGATCGGTATTCGGGAGTAGTCATAGTCTCGTGCATACGAGCCAAGCGAAACTCGCGGTGAACAGGGTCTGCCCAATACGCCTTAGTAATTTCTGATTTGGATTGTACTGCGCTTTCGGGCATCGAAAACCCCCGGCAACCGCCGCCCCCTACGGTGCGGTTATAGCCGTTACGATATGAGTCTTTTCTATTGATCCACTCAATTTCCTTTTGATCAAGTTCTTCCACAGGGCACTCTTCAAGGACTACCCATTCAAAGGCATCGGCACCGTACTTTCTCCATGCGCGAAGCAAGTGGATGGAATCACGAGCGCCCCGCGAAAGCAAACTCCGGTGAGCGTTCCAACGCATACGGATGTTTGCTGCCTGACCCACATACCACTTGTCATTGACAAGGTTGTGGATGCCATAGATGCCGCTGCTCATAGCTTTTCCTCGTGGTAAGCCCACCCCAGATACTTCCCGGAACGGGAGTAGATGGCATAGGCGTTCGGCGGGATGGCCACACCGGGAGGCGGAGGGCCACGGCGACCGGCGGGTGTGGGGCGTTCGGGAGACGAATCGGCAGCAGTGTGCATACCAGCGGCCACCGCGGGATTGCCGCCAGACAAGGCCATGCTTTCAAAGAAATCCACGAATGATCACCCCTTTGCATTAACGGCTTTTTTCAAAAGAAAAGTGATGAGGTTGGACAGGGAACGGCCCTCCTCGGCGGCGCGGAGTTCCAATTTCTCCCGCAGGTCAGAGGGGATGCGGAACGTGTAAGACTCGGTTTTATCAGACATAAAAATCACTTCCTTTCACCTAAGATTATACCACAAACGGAAAGACAATGCAAGACAAAACGGAGGTAGTGTATGGCGATTTTTAAGGTAACGGCAAAGCCCGACTTTACTGAACTGAAAAGCGCGATCTCCGGGCTGGAGTCTACCCCCATAAAAATCGACATAGACACTACGCCGGTCATAGCGAAGATAAAGGCCACGTCGCAGAACCTTTCCAAGATGACGCAGACCTTCGATGGTGGCGGACAGCTGACGGGAGCTGTGCAGCAGTACAACAGCAAACTGGGAGAAACGGTCCAGGTCACGCGGCGGCTGAACAAGGAGACCGGCAACCTGGAAGTTACGCAGGAGAAAGTCACCCAAAACTACGAAAAAGTGGCGAAAGCCGCTGAACGCGCCGCACAGGTACAGGCAAAAGCACAGGAGGCGGCACAGAAAGCGCAGGACGCTGAAGCGAACAGAGCCGCAGCGGAAGCGCAGAAGATACAGAACGTTCTCGGTTCAATGGGAACCAACATCGGAACGTTCAGCGGCAATGCAGCGGAGGCCAAGGAGTGGATAGCGTCGCTGGATGGGATGTCTGGGGCGACGGTAAAGGCGACCGGCAACGTGCGGAACGCGGCGGGCGTATTCCAGACCTATTCTGCGGCGGTAGACGGAGCCAAGGGCACGACTGATAACTTCACATTTGCCATCAATGAAAGCACCGGAGAGGTGTACAAACTGGCGAACGGCGCGGTGGATGCCGCAAAAAAGAACTCGCTGCTGGGCGACAGTATCGGCAGAGTTCTGCTGAAAATGGCCGCGTGGCAGATATTCGGCGACCTGATCTCCAAGGTCATCGGTTCGTTCCGTGATGCGCTGAACACCCTCAAGGACGTTGATACGGAAATGGTCAACGTGCAGAAGGTAACGGACTATTCCAGCGCTCAGATGCAGGCGCTGGAGGAAAACGCCTACGCGCTGGCCAGCGCCTATGGCAGAACAGCGGACGAAATAACCGCCATGTATACCACCTTCGCTCGTGCGGGTTATCTGGATGACCAGTTGGACAGCATGACCGAACTGGGAACGCTGCTGGCGAACATCGGTGATATTTCGCAGGACACCGCATCGAAGTTCCTGCTGGCGGTAGACGCGGCGTGGAAACTGAACGGTAGCGAGAGCGAACTGATGACCGTCATGGACGGCCTGAACGAGATCACCAACAAAAACGCCGTGGACATGGAAGCGCTGACCAGCGGTATCACTGTGGCGGGCAGCGTGTTTGCGGAAGCCGGTGAGTCCGTGCAGACGTTCTCTGCACTGGTGGGCGCAGGTGTTGCGGCCACGCAGCGCAGCGGCTCGGAGATCTCCCGCGGTCTGCGTACCATCGTGATGAACATTCGCCAGATCAAGGGCGAGACCGAGGACGGAGAGCTGATAGACGGAGAGAGCATCGCAAAGGCGTCCAATACCCTGCGGGAGTACGCCGGTATCAGCACGATGGCGAACGGACAGCTCCGCGAGTCCTCTGCGGTGCTGAGTGACCTGGCCGGGAAGTGGGACACGCTGGACACGGTGGCGCAGTCGGCGATAGCCGAGGCGCTGGCTGGAAAGCGACAGGCCAACATCCTGACCGCCCTGATGGGCAACTGGGACACTGTTGAAAAAATGATGCAGGACTACGCCGACGGCGCGGGTTCTGCGTTGAGAGAAAACGAGATTTACCTGGATAGCTGGGAGGCCAAGAGCAAGCAGCTCACCGCAAGCTGGACGGAGTTTGTAAGCCACCTGGTGGAGACGGACGCCATAAAGGGTGCGCTGGACGGCGTGATCGGGCTGGTGGAGCTGCTGGACACGGACTTCGGGCGCGCTGTTGTGACGGCAGGGGGCGCAGCTGCTGCACTGTGGGGAGTTGTAGCAGCAATCAACGCCATTAAAAAAGCTTCGGCAGCGCTTAATTTGGCATCGCTGAACCCGTGGGTGCTGGGCATTATGGCCGTGGGCGCGGCAATAGGGGTTGTGCTGGAAGTTGTGAAGGCGTCGCAAAAGTCTATCGCCGATTTTGATGCAGAGATCGCGGATGCCAACGACAAGCTTCAAACCAACAAGACTCGGCTGGAAGAAATCAACGCAATGCCGTGGAACGAGCGGACAAGCGAAATCTTAAATGAAAAGGCCGCTCTTGAAAAAGAAAATGAGGAGCTTGAAAAGCAACTTGATTTGCTTGATGAGGAGCGCAAGAAAAAGGCCGACAAGGAAACGGGCGACAACTTCATATTCCATACTGGCGAATATAAGACAGAGGAAGAATTTGTTGGCACAGTAACTCCGGTCACTGTAACCACCGAGATTACGCGGTCTGGCGAAAATGCGTATAAGGTTGCGACAGAGCAGTTGAAGGCGTTTGCCAATCAGCTTGATAAAACAGGTGAAATAGCCGACGAGCAACGTGCGCATTTTGACAGCATGAACGCCGAAATTGCCACACAGGTCGAATGGCTGCGCGTACTCGAGGCGAATGGCGAATCGCTGACCGACGAGCAGAAAAATATGATTGCGGCCTATGAGGAACTGCAACAGGCGTTTGACCGTGCGGTCAATGGCCAAGAGCTGCTTGTTGAGGCATACAACAAGGTGGCGCAATCTACCGCGCTTACAGAAAGCGAGTATCAGCGGCTAATCAGCCTATACCCGCAACTGGCGTCTGCGGCGACACAGACGGCTGATGGGTACATTATCCAAAAGACGGCTCTTGAGAATTTGATGTCGGCCGAGGTCAGGCAGCAAGCCGAATCGCAAAGGGTGGTAAATGGACTGCTGGCCGAGGCACAGCAGGCAGGGTATACGGGTAAAGCGCTGTACGACCTGGTGGCGGCACAGATCACGGCAAGCAAGACAAACCTAAATTTCAGTCAGCAGATTGCCGCCCTGCAAGCCCTTGGTTATCAAGCGGGGCTTACCGCCGCCCAGATGAATGCCGTGTTTGGCACGAACATGAGTTCTGCCGACCAAGTGCGAAATCGTGAACGCACGATTCAGGCGTATATGCAGCAGGGAATGGGCCGCAAGCAAGCTGAGGCCAAGTACCTGTCTGAGATGCAACGGTATTTGTCTTGGTCTATTGGCAATACGACGAGCAAAGTGACGTCTGGCGGTGGTGGCTACGGCGGCGGGTCCTCCGGCAGCAGCGCGGCGAAAAAGAAGTATCAGGACGAGATCGACGCGCTGGAAAAGCAGCGGGACGCGGAGCTGGCGGCCATAGACGCGCAAATCAATGCCTTGAAGAAGCAGAACGAGGAGATAGACCGGGCCGAGAAGCTGGAGGAGCTGCGGCTGGAGGTCATGCGGAAGCAGGACGCGCTGCTGAACGCCCGGAACGAGCGCACGGTGCGGATGTACAACGCCGAGTCCGGGCAGTGGGAGTGGATCGCGGACCCGGAGAAGGTGAAGCAGGCCGAGGAGGACCTTGCGGACGCGAAGAAGGACCTGCGGGACTATGAGAGGGAGATGGAACTGGACCTCGCCATTGAGGAGCTGGAGGCGAGGAAGAAGGCCATCGAGGCGGCGTACCAGCTGAAAATTGACGCGCTGGAGGAATACATCAACGCGCTGGGTGAAACGGTGGCCCAAGAGAAAGTCCTGCTGGATCAGAGCGTGCAGAACTATCGGGATTGGGCCAACGGGGTTATGGCGGCAAAGGCGGCAGCGGCAGGCGTGACGATCACGGCGGGTGGTACGCCGGTAGAGGTCAAACGGGACGCGAACGGCAATGCGTCGGGATACACCGAGGTAAAGGTCGGCAACCTGACAGGTGTGCGGAAATCCACCGAATCCGAGAAAGCCAGCGTATCCAATAAGCCATCGAAGAATCTTTGGGATTCCGTCAACCTGGGCAAGAAAAACATTTCCTTGCCGAACAGTGGAAAGTCAAACCGGAAGAGCATCGTGTCAGGAAGCATTATCGGCGCCGTCAGCGGGGGACGGAAGAAGAAGTACGACAGCGGCGGTGTGCTGCACGGGCTGGGCGGCATAAAGGCCACGGTGGACGACGAGATGGTGCTGCCGCCCGACGTGACGGCGAAGATGCTGAAACCGTCGGCGGATGCGCGGTTCCGAGCCAGAGTGAACGAGCTGGGCGGATTGTACGGCGAGACGCCGGTGAGCCGCAGCGTGGCGGGAAACAGCGATAACCGCAGCTACAGCGACCACAGCGGGCCCACCTACAACGTGAAGGGCATCACGCTGACGGAGCAGCAGGCGGAGCACCTGACGGTGGCGCAGATGTGCCGGATGGCGCACAACGTGAAGCCCTACGGAGGATAAGAGCATGGGCGAGAACGCAAAGACGCTGGCGGAGCTGGCAAAGCGGTTGTGGGACAACTTTTATGTGCGGCGGGTGCGGGAGACGCAAACGGATATGGTACGGCAGTACCGGGCGCAGGTGACGACCGCGGCGGCAGACGGGAAAATCGGCGTAAAACGACCCTTTGACGAAACGGAGAGCTTTCTCCCCTATGTGAGCACGATGGCGGCGGCACCGGTGGGAGCGCAGGTGGTGGTGCTGGTATTCGGCGAGGGGAAGAACGCAGGGAACCACATGGTTTTCATGTACGCGGACGGACGGAATATGTGAGAAAGGACGGCTGGACTATGGCGAAAAAGACGCAACACATCCTGGTGATGAAGAGCGGCAGAGAGATACCAATAATCGGGATCACGGGACGGTACTACGTCACCCGCGAGAGCCAGTACCGCAAGGGAAACCCGGACATACGGAAGATCAGGGCGGCTACGGAGGAGGAGTGCGACGCGCTGACGGCGGCGGAGGACAGGAAGAAGCGGAAGCGCGGCTGAACGGAGGGTACATGCCATGACGGAGCAGGAGAAATATCTGGCGTACCTGAGAGCGCTGAAGGGCCGGTTTCAGAAGCTGTGCCGGCTGCGCTTTTTGAACCCGGACGGGAGCACGGCGTTCTTCGTGGACAATAACCCGCGGAATAAGCACAGCGGCGCCTTTGTGGCGGACGGAGGGCTGACGGTAAATTTGCAAAACGGGGTAAGGCGAACGGCCAGCGTGACGCTGGCGAACGTGGCCGGCGCGTTCGACTACAACGTGAACCACCTGTGGTTCGGGCAGGAGATCGCACTGGACGAGGGGCTGGTGCTGCCAAACGGCGAGGACTACTACATACAGCAGGGCGTTTTCCTGATACAGAGTCCGCAGGAAACGGTGGAATCGGGACGGCGGCTGATGCAGTACGAGCTGGTGGACAAGTGGGCCAATCTGGACGGGACGCTGTGGGGCAAGCTGGAGGGCACCTATAAGGGAAAGCTGAACGTGAACATCTTTCAGCAGATAAACGCCCTGCTGCAGGACGACAAGGGAAACGGGCGGAAGGTAGACCCCATCCCCCCGGTGTACACGGAGTATTACAACGGCAAGAAGCAGAAGCTGACGGACGGCACCGAAGTAAATTTGGTGGACGCGCCGTACACGCTGGAGGTGGATCCGGGAAGCGGCACATACGCGGAGGTGATACTGGGCTTTGCGGAGATGCTGAACGCCTGGGTCGGCTACGACGCCACGGGGCGGCTGCGGATAGACCCCAGCCAGGACGACCTGCTGGACAGTGAAAAGCCCGTCAGCTACGCCTTTTCGATGGGGGAGGCGACGCTGCTGGGCATGACATACACGGCGCAAAACACCGAGGTGTACAACGACTACATCGTGCTGGGGGCGGCGCTGGACGACAACAGCCAGCCGGGGGCGAGAGCCACCAACAACGACCCCATGAGCGATACCAACGTGCAGCTGATAGGCCGCAAGACGGTGTGGACAGAGGAGGACGGCTACGCAACGGAGACCATGTGCCGGGACAGGGCAGAGTGGGAGCTGAAGCGGTCCACGGTGCTGCAGAAAAGCGTAGACATCAGCTGCGGGCAGATCTTCCATTTGACCGAAAATACCCTGGTTTCGATCGTCAGAAACGACAAGCAGGGAAGCCCCACGGAACGGCACCTGGTGACAGGCTTTTCCCGCCCGATGACGGGAGAGGGGCAGATGACCATATCCGCCACCAGCGTGGCGGATTTCCCGGTGGCGACGGTGACGGTGTGGCCGCTGAAAACGGAGACAAAGACATAAACGGAAGGAGGGAAGGACGATATGGCACTTTTCATGCCGACGAATATCACGCCCTCCACGCTGGGAGCGCTGGGCAACGGGACGGTGGATGCAAGCCAAAACATGACCGTGACCTGGCAGGTGGACGGACAGAACGCCATGACGGCGTTTGAGATAAAAATTCTGGCCAACACGGCGGAGAGCGCACAGCTGTACGACTCGGGAAAACGGACGGACAACTGCCCCTTTTACGGGCGAAACGCCAAGGGCGATGTGGTGTTTTTCAGCTACACGATCACGGCGGCGGAGCTGGCTGCGGCGGGAATCACCAACGGGAACAGCTATAAGCTGCTCATCACCCAGTGGTGGACGGACGCGGACAGCGTGACGCAGCAGAGCGCATCGGTATTCGTGTGCCGGAGCGCACCGGTGCTGACCATCAACGACTTTACGAAGCCGGTGGCGGCGAAGGAGATGACGTGGACGGCCAGCTATTCGCAGGCACAGGGCGACCCCATTATCTGGGCGCGGTGGCAGCTTGCACCGGCAATGGACACGGAGGACGTGCTGTACGACACGGGCAACGTGGCGACGGCACAGCTGGCGTTTTACTACGACGGCTTATTCACCGGGCAGGAATACGCCGTGCGGTGCCGGGTGGAGACCAGCAACGGTGTGGTGGCAGACACGGGCTGGGTACAGTTCGCGGTGCAATACAGCGCCAGCAATTATACCGGCGCGGTGGTGACGTGCGTAAAGCGGAAGCAAAGCGGCGTGCTGGTGTCGTGGCCGGGCGCCTACGACATACCGGGAACGGCGGAGGGCGAATACACCATCCGAAACGGGGAGCTGAACCTGAGCGCCGGATCCACGGTGACATGGGACACGGTGACGGGCGAAGCGATGGCGCTGACGACGCCCATAAGCATCGTCTGGAAGGGAACGGTCAAGACGCTGCCGGCGACGCTATTCAACCTGACCGGCGCGGACGGAAAGGCGCTGACGGTGACGGTGAGCACAACGGCGGTGCGGACGATGCAGGGCGGCGCGGAAATAGGCCGGGTGGACGCGGCCTTTGCCCCGGAGGACGAGCTGACGGTGGCGCTGACGGGCGGAAAGCTGTATGTGCGGCGGCGGTATGAGCGAGGACTATTCCCGGCGGAGAGCTTGGAGCCGTCGGTGCGGCTATTCCCCCGTGCCAGCCAGTTCTCGGTGTTGAAATACATGGTGGACGCGGTGATGGCGGACATGACCGTGGTGAGCGTGAAGCTGGTGGGCGCACAGGTGTGCGACTACCTGTGGATAGAGGAGGGCGAGCTGACGGACACGGTGGTGACGGCGCTGATGAGCGCAGCGGGGTACACACCGGAGTTCGGCGACAGGACGCTTCTGCTGGCGGACTTTGCCACAGACCTGCGTGGCGGCAACATCGTGGCGGAGGAGCCGCTGACGGGCTGGGCCGTATACCGCAGGGAGGAGGGCGCAGCGGCGCTGGTACACGTGGCGGACGTAGGGTACGCAGAGCGCAGCGTGATCGACTGCGCGGCGGCCTCGCAGGGAACGTACACCTACTACGTATTCGGCGTGGGAGAGAGATCCTTTGTGACCACGGCGCTGCCCAGCCAGCCGGTGACGGTGCGCTTGTGGGACTGGACGATACTCTCCTGCGCGGAGGACGGCGACAACGTATACCGGGTGGAGGAGCTATTCCGGTTCAGCCTGAACGTGGAGAGCGGGACGGTGAGCAATAACAACCGACCGACGCTGCTGGGAAACTTCACCCGATACCCCACGGTGCAGATGGTGCCGCAGCTGTACCAAAGCGGCGAGCTGAGCGGCTATATCGGCGAGGTGGGCGCCAATGCGGAGTACAGCGACACGCTGGCGAAGCGGGACGCGCTATTTGCTCTGGCGCTGACGCAGAACACCTTATTCCTGAAAAACCGAAAGGGCGAGGTGCTGCGGGTATTCGTCAACGCGGAGATCACCTGCGAAACGCAGGACAACACGCGGCAGCAGGCGCTGATCTGCGCGGTGCCGTGGGCTGAGACCGGGAGCGCGGAGGGCGCACAGATACTGATACGGCAGGGCGACCCCCTGTGGACCGTAGCAAAAAATTGACGGACGAAAGGAGCGAGGGACGATATGGCAGGTTACAAGAACCCCGGATGGAACAACGGTGCGCCGCCTGCACTGAACGCGGAGAACCTGAACGCGCTGTGCAACGAGGTGGAGGAGATGAGCGCAGGGTTCCCGGAAAAGCAGGACATAACGGACAAGCTATCGCTGACGCTGGCGGCGGCGAGCTGGACAGGGAGCGCAAGCCCCTATACCCAGGGCGTGACGGTCACGGGCGGCACGGCCACCAGTCAGGTGGACATTCAGGCAGACGCAGCGGCGATACAGCAGATGCTGGACGATGGCACCAACGCTATCTACATCGCCAACAACAACGGGACATTCACCGCCTACGCTGTGGGCGAAAAGCCCACCGCTGACCTGAGCGTGCAGGTGACGGTGTACGACGTGAAGGAGGTAAGTTAACGATGGTAATTATCGGTAGGTCGCAAATAGCGGGGGGGGGTACTGCTAAACGATTAGAGTTTGAGTACACCGGAACGTACAACGAGCGGCTGGATGACGGTGTTGTGGAGCTGCTTACAAGTGGCGTGCTTACGGTCACGAAGGACACGTACATTGACGCCTTTTTGGTAGGAGGTGGAGGCAGTGGTAATGGAACTACTGCCCGTTCTGGCGCTGCTGCTGGTGGCGGTAGTGGTTACACAAAAACACTTACAAAAATTCTTCTGCAAAAAGGTGTAAGTTATCCAGTTTCTATTGGTGCCGGTGGCGCTTATAGAACTGATAGCTCAGAGATCGGACATGCTGGAGGAGAAACAACTGCATTCGGTACTACTGTAAAGGGTGGTCAACCCTCTACGAACAAAGGTGTTGGCGGCGAAGGGGGTTCCGGTGGCGGCGGAACTACAAAACAGGGTGGCTCTGACGGCTCAAACGGTAGTAATTCAGGAGCCAATCTCGGTGGCAAGGGACAAGGCACCACCACCCGCGAATTTGGTGAAGCGACAGGAAAACTGTACGCTGGTGGAGGTAGCGGCGGCATTTCTGATAGCACCCTCAGTGGCGTTGCGGGTGGCGCCGGTGGCGGCGGCATGGGCGGTACCAGCGCAGCAATTGGCCGCAATGGCGAAGCAAACACTGGCGGCGGTGGAGGCGGGAAAGGCTCCATGAGCGGAAGTAATTCCCATGCCGGTACCGGTGGCAGCGGCATCGTCTGCATAAGGCTACACAAAGAATAAACACGGCCTCCGTTTCGGAGGTCGGGAACGGAGGTTTATAT